AGATACCCGAAAGCATCAAAGGCGTGGTCCACTCCCAGATTTTTGTTGGGAAGTCCAGTGCCTGGGGCGTAAGTCAGTGTTCGCAACGACTTGATCAGCTCCTTGCAACGCGGGTGAATCTTGACTCTTCGCGCTCCAGAAGCATCCATTAGGCCCGTGTTGACTGCTGTGATCTTGTCTCGGATCTTCCATGGTGATCTGGGGCTTTGAACAGTAAAACCACTGCGTCTGAGAATTGCATGGTCCGTTACACCGACGCCGCTAGTCTTTCTGGCTCCGCCAGTTGGGTCAGGGCAGGCAATAACTCTGCGATCCACACCGTATCGACGTGTGACCTCTTCGGCAAAATCCCAAGTCGTGGCCCCGCCAGTCAGCATGATCTCGTCAAACACGTACAACGTGTCCTGATCTTTGACCGCACAGATGCCAGACATGGGATCTACGTTGAAGTCAACGCCCAACAGCAATGGTTGAATCGAAATATCCTTGGCTTCCGTTGAAATGTTGTCGTCTGAAAAGCTGATGGCCACCAAACCAGTCAGGTTCTCGAAGGACGCTTCGAATTCCTG